TCAAGAGCCTTCTGAAAAGAATACAAGGGCACATTGGAACGGAAAGCTTTGTATCGACCACGACCACAATACAGGAGAAGTTAGAGGGCTTTTATGCAACGACTGCAACCTTGCCATTGGTTACGGGAAAACGCCAAGCATTCTTGAACGAGCTGCATCGTATCTCAGACTTCACAATAGATCAGATAGTTTCAATAACTCCTGATGGCAAAGAAGAAGTCTTTGATGTTGAGATTGACCGCACCGAAAATTTCATTGCCAACGGGGTTGTAAGCCATAATACACGTTGGGCCAAGAAAGACCTGACCGGTAAGATCATCCAGTCCATGATAGACAGGGATGGGGAGAAGTGGGAGGTTATACAGCTACCAGCGATAATGCCGTCTGGTAAACCGCTGTGGCCAGAATTCTGGAGGCTGGAGGAGCTTTTAGCCCTGAAGTCTGAACTCCCCGTTGCGAAATGGAATGCCCAGTACATGCAGTCTCCCACTTCCGAAGAGGGGGCGATAGTCAAGAGAGAGTGGTGGAAGATATGGGAAGAGGATAAAGTTCCTGTATGNGAGTATGTTATNCAGAGCTGGGATACTGCCTTTACAAAGTCCGAACGCGCGGATTACTCTGCATGTACCACTTGGGGAGTGTTTTACCTTAACGAGAATGTTAGGGATCCACACGTTATATTNTTGGATGCCTTTAAGAGGCGGATGGAGTTTCCGGAACTTAAACAGGTAGCGTTAGAAGAATACAGAAACTGGGAGCCAGATGCATTTATCGTCGAAGCCAAAGCCAGCGGCGCCCCACTTATTTATGAATTAAGGGCAATGGGTATACCCGTGCAGGAGTTTACGCCCAGTAGGGGAAATGATAAGATGGTTAGGATTAATTCTGTTTCAGATCTTTTTGCAAGTGGAAAGGTCTGGGCGCCACCCACAAGATGGGCGGATGAAGTAATTGAGGAGCTCGCAGCTTTCCCTAATTCGGACCATGATGACCTTGTAGACTCAACAACACAGGCATTGTTAAGATTCAGGAAAGGCGGGTTTCTGTCACTAAATTCTGACGAGAAAGACGAGCCGTCCAGTTACCGTCGCAGAGCCGCATATTATTAAGGAACATCATGTTTGACAAATCCCTCACACAAGCCCCTAGCGGAATCGAGAGCCTGGCCCAAGACCAGGAACCCATCGAGATTGAAATAGTAGACCCTGAAGCCGTCCATATTAAAGTTGGAGACCTCGAGATTGGCATGGAAAAAGGCGAAGAGGACGAGGGGTTTGACGATAACTTGGCCGAAGAAGTTAGCGAAGCAGCGCTTGCTACGCTGGCTGGAGACCTTGATAGGAGTATCGACCAGGATAAGAATTCGCGCAAAGACTGGGAAAAAGCCTATACAGAAGGGCTTAAATTGTTGGGCTTACATATAGAAGAGCGCACAGAACCTTGGGACGGCGCATCAGGCGTCTTCCATCCCATGATCACTGAGGCGGTAGTGCGGTTTCAATCTGAAATGATTACCGAAACTTTCCCAGCCCAGGGCCCAGTTCGAAGCAAAATTATAGGCAAAGAGACCAACGAAACCCGCGAGATATCCATCAATGTTCAGGATGACATGAACAATGAATTGACGGAAGTCATGAAAGAATTTAGACCAGAACATGAACGGATGCTTTGGTCTTTGCCTGCCACAGGTTCTGCTTTTAAGAAAGTTTACTACGATCCCAATTTGGGACGCCAGGTATCAATGTTTATTCCTGCTGAAGATATCATTCTTCCTTATGGGACAACAGATATGGATACTTGCTATCGTGTGACTCATGTCATGCGAAAGACCAAGAACGAAATCGTAAAGCTGCAAAATGCCGGCTTTTATCGAGACATAGAGCTACCAGATCCCAGCCGCGCCAGAGAAGACATTCAGATGGCCAAAGACAGGGAGACAGGGTTTAGCGATCTTAATGATGAAAGATATACCCTGTATGAGTGCCACGTTGATCTTGAGTTAGAAGGTTTTGAGGATGTAGACGAGGAAGGTGACGAGACGGGAATTATGGTTCCTTATGTCGTTACACTAATTAAAGGTACTCATGATATTTTGTCCATAAGGAGAAACTGGAATGAAGGCGATAAACTCAGTCTCAAGAGACAGCATTTTGTCCACTACCAATACATACCCGGCTTTGGCGCTTACGGATTCGGACTCTTTCACCTCATTGGTGGCTTTGCTAAATCTGCCACTAGCATCATGCGACAACTCATTGATGCTGGAACTTTATCAAACCTGCCTGGGGGACTCAAGTCCAGGGGCTTGCGCATTAAGGGCGATGATACCCCAATTGCTCCAGGGGAATTTAGAGATGTAGACGTAGCGTCTGGAAATATCCGAGATTCTATTCTTCCGCTCCCGTACAAAGAACCCAGTCAAGTTCTATACACACTACTCAATAACATCGTAGATGAAGGCCGTAGGTTTGCTGCTACTGCCGATATGAATGTGTCCGATATGTCTGCCCAGACACCGGTTGGGACTACTTTAGCCCTGCTGGAGAGGCAGCTTAAAGTATTGAGTGCAGTACAAGCCCGTACTCACTTTGCCTTAAAGCAGGAGTTAAAGCTCTTAAAGAACATTATCAGAGACTACACAGATCCTGATTACACATACGACCCAGAGTATGGCGGTAAGAAGTCTAAAAAAGATGACTACGATAAAGTTGACATTATCCCAGTGTCTGATCCTAATGCAGCCACTCTTTCCCAAAGGGTTGTACAGTATCAGGCCGTGATACAGATGGCCCAGATGGCGCCACAGATCTATGATCTACCGCAGTTACATCGATCAATGCTGGATGTTTTAGGGATTAAAAATGCTGACAAATTAGTACCTTTACCGGACGATCAGAAGCCTACAGATCCTGTATCGGAAAATCAAGCGGCGCTTAAAGGCAAACCGCTAAAGGCTTTCTTATTCCAAAATCATCAAGCCCATATTCAGGTGCATCAGTCAATGATGCAAGACCCGATGATTATGGCAATTATTGGGCAGAACCCACAAGCTCAACAAATTATGGCGGCACTTCAAGCGCATATGGGAGAGCACGCTGGGTATATGTATCGTCAACAAGTTGAGGAACAGCTTGGAATGGCAATGCCACCCGAAGACGATAAGATGACTCCCCAGCTTGAAACAGCTCTATCAGGGATGCTTGCACAAGCCGCCCAACAAGTTGCCCAGCAACATCAGGCAATGGCTGCTCAACAACAGGCTCAACAGCAAGCCCAAGACCCAGTACTCCAAATGCAACAGCAAGAACTTCAAATTGCACAACAAGAAGTTCAAATCAAAGCTCAAAAAGCCCAGATGGACGCTCAAATTGCTCAAGCAAAACTACAGTTGGAGCAACAAAAAATCTCAGGAGATCAGCAGCTTAGTGCCTATAAAGCAGGCATTGACATGTCGAAACACAAAGCTCAAATTGATTCACAAGAGAAACAATCGGCACTCAATACGATTGTGGATGTTGCCAAACACAGGAATCAAACAGCCGCGCAAGATAGACAAGTTGGCATACAAACTGGTGTTAATGTTGCAAAACACAGAGCCGAGATGGCAATGAAAACAAGAGAAACTAAAAAAGGTAAAGAATGATCCAAGACTTCGCACGCGTATTGCGCGACAAATTACGCACCGACATGAACAACTACGCCGATGACATGGCTGGCGGGTCTTGTCGCTCATTTGAAGAATATCAAAAACTCTGCGGGCTTATTTCAGGTCTGGCCATTGCAGAGCGTTACCTCCTAGACCTGCTAAAAGAAAGTGAAGAAGACGATGAGTGATTTGATTTTGCCCGCTGGCGTCTCAATGCCAGAAACCATCCAACCTGTGGAGGCCCCACAAGAGGATGCAACCAACGAAGAAAAGGCCACCGTACTACCAGAACCAACCGGCTACAAGATTCTTTGCGGAGTGCCAGACATTTCCGACAAGATCGACGGAACCGAGCTGGATTTGGTACGCCCATCCCAATTTGCAGCACAAGAACAACACGCCACAACCGTATTGTTTGTGTTGAAAGTTGGTCCCGACGCATACAAAGACCCAACAAAATACCCCACCGGTGCGTGGTGTAAACCTGGAGATTTTGTGCTAACCCGTACTTATTCAGGTACGCGATTTAAAATTTTCGGCAAAGAATTTAGGCTCATCAATGATGACCAAGTCGATGCTGTTGTTGAAGACCCACGCGGAATTAGCCGCGCATAAAGGAAAACCATGAGCGAATTTAAATTTCCCGATGAAATTGATGATACCAAGCCAATCGAGATTGAAATCGATGACGAAGTTGAGATTGAAATTGTCGATGACACACCCGAGCGGGACAAAGGCAAACAACCCCTAAACAAGGAAGTTGCCGATCCTACCGATGACGAAATTGCCAGCTACTCACAGAATGTCCAAAGTCGCATCAAGGAATTGACGCACGCTAGACACGATGAGAGACGTAAAGCTGAGTCGGCCATGCGCGAAAAACAGGAATTGGAAAGCCTTACGCGACAGCTTTTAGAGGAAAACAAGTCTCTTAAAAGCAACGTTCAAGCGGGCCATCAATACATTGCCACTTCTGCCAAACAACAAGCTGAATCCGACCTGATAGCGGCAAGAAAACAGTATAAAGAAGCTCAAGAAGCCTATGATACTGATGCCATTATCGCGGCTCAAGAGGCTTTAACTGACGCAAAATGGCGNATTGAGACGTTGAAAAATTACCGGCCTGCTTTACAAGAGCAGGAAAATACGGTACAAACACAACCTAGACAGACTCAATCTGTACAACCAGACGAAAAATCCCTGCGCTGGCAGGCAAAAAACCAGTGGTTTGGTTCTAATGGGTTTGAAGAAGTTACCAGCTTTGCGCTAGGGCTGCATCAAAAACTAGTCAACTCGGGTGTAGANCCGCGCTCCGATGAATACTATCAACAGATAGATTCACGCATTAAGAACACGTTCCCGGAAGTATTCGGCGAACAAAAATCGGCACAAGCCGCAAAGCGTCCTTCGAATGTTGTTGCTCCCGCGTCTAGATCTTCTGGCGTGAAAAAGGTTCAATTGACTCCGACGCAAGCTGCGTTAGTGAAGAAATTTAATCTTGATCCCAAGAAATATTACCTTGAACAACAGAAATTGGAGGCACAAAATGGTTGATGTTAAGAAAACTCGTGAAATTGAAACCCGTGATAAAGAAGTTCGAGTGGAGTACAAGCCCTCGAGCCAATTGCCNGACCCTACACCCGAGCCTGGTTATGTGTATCGTTACATCATGACGCACATATTAGGTAAGGCGGATCACACCAGATTGTCTCGCATGAGACGTGACGGGTGGGAACCAGTAAAGGCGGCAGACCATCCTGAGTTNATGCTTGATGGGAATAATGAAGGCAACGTAGAAGTCGGTGGTTTGATTTTGTGCAAAAACACACAAGAAAACTTTGATGCCTACCAGCGTTATTATGCCAAGCAAGCGGCAGATCAGATGGAATCAGTGGACAACAGTTTTATGAAAGACANTGATCCCAGGATGCGCAAGTTTTCGGAGAGAACATCTACGACTACACGCGGTGCTGGATTTGGCGCACGTTAATTTTTAAAGGAGTCTTTAAATGGCATATCCCATTATTCCCGCTCCATACGGGTTTAAAGCGGTCAGTGAGTTCGGTGGATTACCCTATGCAGGGTCAACCCGCATGTANCCCATTGCTACTGCTTATGGTACATCGTTGTTCAATGGTGACATTGTTCAACTCTCTGGCGGTACTATTGTTACCACTACAATGTCTGCCGCATCGTCGCCTGCTACTCCAGTAGCNGGTACTTTGGGCATTTTTGTTGGTGCAGAGTACACAAACTCATCCAGTCAGATCGTTCGCGGTCAGTACTGGCCCGCAAGCACATCATCTAACTATGCCGTTGGTTACGTTATTGATGATCCCCGCACTGTGTTTAAAGCCGCCGTGGTTGCTCAAGGTACTTCCTTGTCCAATACAGCGTCTACCATTGGCTACGTCAATCAAACTTTTGTTGGTACTAATATGTATGCCGTTACTGGCACAGCAGGTAATACCACAACTGGCGATTCAGCTATGGCCGTGTCTGGCGCAGTTGTTAGTTCTGGTACTTCTGGTAACACACGCATTGCAACATTGTTGCCTTTCCGTGTAGTTAGCTTGGTGCAAGATACTGCCGTCTCTGTTTCTGCTACTGCTTCTACCTCTGGTTCAAGCACAACTGTAACATTGACTGCGGCCAATACTGCGATCCAGCCCGGAATGCAGTTGATTTGTTCAACAGGCACAGGTTCAGCTCAAGGTAACTACATTTCTGTAGTGACCGTAAGTGGAACTACGGTAACTGTGAATTCCGCTGTCACTTTGGCATCTGGTTCACAAGTTTCTTTTGTTGGTTATCCTGAAGTTTTAGTCGTATGGAATCAATCATTCCAAGGTATGACTAATACTGCTGGCGTTTAATTAAGGAGCACTTAAATGGCTATTTCACGCGCACAACTGCTTAAAGAGTTGCTCCCTGGCTTGAACGCTTTGTTCGGTCTAGAGTATGCCCGCTACGGCGAAGAGCACAAAGAGATCTACGAAACTGAGAAATCAGAGCGTAGCTTTGAAGAGGAAACAAAACTGTCTGGCTTTTCAGCAGCACCAGTCAAGGCCGAGGGTACAGCCCTTAGTTATGACAATGCGCAAGAAGCTTTTACAGCACGTTACAACCACGAGACCATTGCTTTGGGTTTCTCAATCACTGAAGAGGCGATTGAGGATAACTTGTACGACAGCTTGTCTGCTCGCTACACCAA